ACGTATTCGGTTCGTGTGCTGCTGCAACCGGATAACAGCCCCATCAGGCACCAGGCGATTGGCGCAGTCATGATTGACAACAACCGTTTTGATGGCCGTCTTGGTTTGCTCAGAATCCACGGCTGACCGATCCTGGCTTTCGCGATTAATTCGTGAGATATCATTGATTATCCTGATGGATTGGAAAGCGTTGCCGGTAATGGCCTGCTGATTCGTATACTGAGTCTCCAGCCCGTCATAGGCTTTGACTTTTTCCTGATACTGATAACGGGAGAGCCAAAGCAAGCCGGAGACGATAATCAGAGCGCCAAGGGTGAAATATTGGCTGTTAAATTTCATACCGGTATCTCAATATGGGGCGCATCCAGAAATTTAGCCGGCTTATCATGGGGGTTGTTCGTCCAGGTTATGCCAAACCGCAGTTTTATTCCCCGCGCTTCACCGGCTTGATGCAGGGCATTTAATACCGGAAGCCAACAGGTATAATCATTCCAGTCAGCCCCTACCGGAAGCAGGTCAACCGCATGGCCGGTCAGATGACGAGAGTTCATTGTCCGGCTTTTCTTTGCAGCGAATAACTGCTTTTGACGCTCAAGCGTTCTGAGGCCTTCAATCACGGTGAAATCAACCGGAGATAAGATAAGCGCACGACGAACGACCGCCACCAAATCAGGATGGACGCCCTTGAGGTTATTTTCACTGCGCTGGCTAAAGGTAAAGTTATTCATTCTGCCCCCCGATCCGTTTGTTGATAGCACGGATAGCGATACCCCGTATTTTCTCAACCCCCATAAATCCAATGGCCCCTCCGATTGCCGGGGCAAAACTCCCCGGAATACCGAATATCTCTAACCCGCTGGACGCACTCCATGACAAGGCACCACAGAGCAGCGCTTCAACCCATCGGTTCTTGCGTTCTACGCCGTCATAAATCAAGCGTCCGTAACAAATCACTGTGGCCAAAAGAGAGCCGGAGATCTGCGGCCACGAATTTTGCAGGCCATTGAGCAGTTCGACCCATACATCAGGTTGTTTGTCCATGTTCTAATCCCATAATTGAATCATCGGTGTCACGGGAGCGGGGACAATGTCCGGCAGTTCAATCTCAGTGCCGTGGGGCAGGATAGCCCCGCAATCGGCCAGACCGGGATTGGCATCAAGTACCTGCTCAGTGACGCCCTGTGTGCGTCCATAGTGGCGCCAGCAAAGGGCGTCCACGGTGTCATATTGTTGTGCGCGTACCCGCATCAAATCAGCTCCACCATCACATGATCCTGCCCCTGTATCCGGCGCAGCGACCATTGCGCATCGCGCCACAGGTCGTCAATGGTGGTTTCCATCGACTCGGCCTTTTTCGTGCCGGGTTGGGTGGTGTCGATATCGCGGTAGCGTTCGGTCAGGCTGGCTTTGGTCAGGCAGAACACGGCGCGGTGATAGAGATAAACGAGTTCGCTTTCCTGATCGATAAGACCGGCCGGAATGGCGGCTAACGTGGCATACCCCCTGGCGATATTCAGCCGCCGCCAGGAGGTCAGCTCGCGGTTAACCTCAACAATCGCATTGGCGATGGCCTGCTTTAAGCGGGGTGTTGTTACCGTACCGTCGGTGCGCATGTCGTCCCGGTAACGCCCCATTTCGATGGCCGGATAAAACGGATCGCTGCTGATAGTCAGAGCGGCATCTTTGGCGGGTTCGGGGGCAATAAAATCCATACGGTCACCTTAAGTTAGGTGGGCGGTGGACGGGGTTTTGAGACTGTCGCCACCCCGTGCCGCCCTAGCGCGTTGGCATGTTCGTTAAGTGTGGGTGTTCTGATTGCGGATCACTCTGGCGAGCTGCTCCAAATCTTTTTTCACACCTACACGGTGGTTCAGTTCGAGCGCCCGGCTCAGTGAGCAATAAGCCGGTTGTGGCCGGTCATTATCCCGCTGGCTGTAGCCGAGCCATTTGTACAGCTCTGCCCGCACTTCGTCGGGCATATCCTGCTCATGGGTCAGATGGATTGCCCGCTCCAGTGTGGCAAGAGGCAAGGGTGACCTGGCGGTATAACTGCGTTGGGCGGCATCGGCGATTTCTTCCGCCACGGCGCAGCCGGTGGTGCGATTATGCCCCTGCGGCATGGTGAGATGGTATTGCAGGGCATAGCCGGCAATATCCAATGCGCCGTCATACTCCCCGGCATCAATGCGCCACAGCATGACATACATCAGCACATCGTCCTGGGCGCCATTACCGGCCTGTAACACCCCCGTCACCCACGGGGCATAATGGGGCAGTAATTTCCGCTTTAACGCGGCCTTACTCTCCATCGACTGAATGCGCTTTAACTGTTGGCGGTGTTGCCCCAGCATCAGCAGCATCTGGTTATATCCGCCATTGTTTTGCAGGGCGGGGCCGCTCAGTTGGGCGGCTTCCCTGGCCTGCTCACGCATCCGGTGACGTTGCCACGGGCTGGTCATTACTGATCCTGGTTGTCTTTGACAGGGTCTTTTTCAATCACGGCACTGACCGTCTGCGGCGGCGCGGTCTGGCTTTTCGCCGGCAGCATCTCGATATTTTCAATCAGGGCCACCCCGCGATAGTCTTCAACCACATACGCTTCATTGACCGATTCGTAGTTTTCGATGCGATCCCGTTTGGGGTTATCCAGCACCGAGCGGCGGCGGGTGCCTTCCTGATAGTAGACAGACAGGTTATCCAGCCGGGAAATCAACAGCGCTTTGGGCGGGAAGTACGGCACCCGTATTGCCGGCAGGTTGCCGATACGTTTCTGGCTGATAATCACGTCTGCGGCCATTTTTTCGCTGTTAGGCTGGGATTGGTTGACCAGCGGGAAGTATTTGTCGGCCAACAGTTCACGGCCACAAATCACCACCAGTTCGGTGTCGTCCTGATATTCCGGGTCGATGGCGTTATTGACTGTATCCATCACCAGCGCGTCTAGGTTATTGAAATCACCGCCCTCACCGACACGGATCACCGTGGCAGTCACTTTGCCGTTTTCGTCAATGATGCTGCTCATGACATGGGTGGGCGCATCCCGGCGGATTTTTTCCAGCCAGCCGAGATTCACATCTTCCAGCATCGGGTATTTCGTGCGGTTGGAGCTTTTTTCGCGCTTGATGCCGTTCCAGCCGATCATGATGCGGTCAAGCGCCTGGCGGCGAATGATGGCGTTACGGATACGTAACTGGAAATCCGGAAACTTCGCCCACAAATCGAGCTTGGCGTAACTGAGACTGGTATCAAAGTTCGTTTGCTCACATTTGTATTCAATCGCCGTCAGGCGGGTCGGATCGGTGGTTTCACGGTCTTTGCTGTCGGTGTCGGTGGTGCCTGCAGTGGTGGAGCCGACGCCTAAGCCAATCGCCTGGCCGGATTGTTCGCTGACCGGAAGCACATTGACCTTTTGCAGGAATTCGGCGCTTTGCTGGATCTCGTCTTCCAGTGTCTGCGCCACGGACGGTTCGATCTGCACCTTGCCGCTAAAGGCGCTGACCTCCACGCCGTGGATTTCGCCCAGTCGCGTCAGGTACGCATTATATTTAAATCGGGTTTGGTTCTTCATCGGGGGGCTCCGTTAGCAGTTGGTCAGGTGTTCACTGGCCGGGGTGTCGGCGTTCTGCGATCCCAGTGAAACAGGGCGCTGGTTTGGTTTGCTGTCTTGCTGACTCAATTGCGTGGTTAAGTCATTCAACCGGGTTTCAAGTGCGGTCTGTTTCTGTTTGAGGTCAACCACTTCGTCGATTTGTTGAGAAAATGCGCTCACGGTGTCCGCCGTGGCCTGCTGCTCTTTAGCGCACAGTTCAACCGCCTGATACACATCGTTAAAGCGGGCATCGTCAGATTGCTGTTTTTTCTGGAAGAACGTCTGGACACGGGAAAAGAGTGAGGGCTTGTCACTTTCTTCGGGCAACTCAATAAATTCGAGTACCGTCTCTTCGGCGGCGGTAAACAGGTTGTCAACGTGCTGCTTGCGGCCATTGAGCGGATTGATAGCCGCGCCGGCACTGAACTGTAACATCTCGGTGCCGAGGCTGGCCGGGCTGTCAGTGACAGCCAGTCCCACCAGATACGCGGCGCCGGAGTCAGCAAAATCCAGGTTGATCTCGGCTGAGGTATAGACTTTCTGGCGCTTGCGGTTCAGCTCAATCAGTTCTTCTGTCGGGGAGAGGATCCCGTACAGCCCCAGCTTGCCAGCCAGTGCGCCGTCCTTGATTTCTTCGGTGTAGACGGATTCCACATCCCCGAAGCGCGGACTCCATGAATAATTGTAATGCTCCTGGTTGATGCGGGCGCCATAGGTGGTCGGGTTGTAGCTATCCGCAATTTGGGTCAGCCAGTCACGCTGGATTTTGCGCCCGTCGGTGGTGGCGCCTTCCACACAGATACGAAACGGTTTAGATTTCTTCGGCATTGTAAGCCCCGGTTATATGGGTCAGTCATGGCCTCTTAGTTTGTGTCGTCGCGCCGGGGAAACAATAAAATGTGGTTGTGCCGGGGCTGGCACAAAGGGCAGGCACGGAGAAATCGTGAACGGGTCTGTAGTCTGGCGGCATGAAAACGATAAACGACTTGGATCCCCGAAAACACGCGATGCACCTGTATTTCAACGGGTATCGGGTCGCGCGTATTGCGGAAATGCTCAATGAGAAATCGGCCACTATCCATAGCTGGAAACGCCGCGACAAATGGGATGACGTGACCCCGTTTGAGCGGGTCGAACTGTCCCTGGAGGTACGGCTGTGTAAACTGATCGCCAAGGAGCAGAAAGAGGGCAGGGATTTTAAGGAAATCGACCTGCTGCACCGCCAGTTAGAGCGGCAGGCGCGGATCAACAAGTACAGTCACGGCGGCAATGAAGCCGACCTGAACCCGAAGGTGGCCAACCGTAACAAGGGCGAACGTAAGGCACCGGAAAAGAACGTCTTTAGCGACGAACAGATCGAAAAGCTGGAAACGCTCTTTCAGGCAAACATGTTCGGTTATCAGAAAGTCTGGTATGACGAGGGACATAAACACCGTATCCGCAATATCCTGAAATCCCGCCAAATCGGCGCGACCTACTTTTTCGCCCGTGAAGCGTTTATGGATGCCTTAACGACCGGACGTAATCAGGTTTTTCTGTCAGCCAGTAAGGCACAGGCGCATGTCTTCAAGCAGTACATCCTTGAAATGGCGCGGGAAGTGGATGTCGAACTGAAAGGCGACCCGATCACCCTGAGCAATGGGGCGATACTGTATTTTCTCGGCACCAATGCCCGCACCGCGCAAAGCTATCACGGCAACCTCTATCTGGATGAATATTTCTGGATACCGCGCTTCCAGGAATTACGTAAAGTGGCTTCCGGCATGGCGATGCACAAACACTGGCGCATGACCTACTTTTCCACCCCGTCCAGCCTGACCCACAGCGCCTATCCGTACTGGTCGGGCAAACTGATTAACCGGGGACGCGCCAAGGCAGATCGCATTGACATTGATGTCAGCCATGACGTTTTGGGCGGCGGCCTGCGGTGTGCCGACGGCCAGTGGCGGCAGATTGTCACGATTGAAGATGCCGTCAGGGGCGGTTGTACCCTGTTTGACCTTGACCAGTTACGGCTGGAATACAGCCCCGACGAGTACCAGAACCTGCTGATGTGTGAGTTTATGGACGATATCGAATCCATTTTCTCACTGCCCCTGATGCAGGGCTGCATGGTCGATAGCTGGGAAATCTGGAATGACGTCCAGCCCCTGATGCTGCGCCCGTATGGTTACAACCCCGTCTGGATCGGTTATGACCCGGCCAAGGGCGGCGAAAAGGGGGACAGTGCCGGTTGTGTGGTGATCGCACCGCCGCGGGTGCCGGGCGGCAAATTCCGCATTCTGGAGCGTCACCAGTGGCGCGGGATGGACTTTCGCGCCCAGTCGGACGCCATCCAGCGCCTGACCGAACAGTACAACGTGGAGTATATCGGCATTGACTCGACCGGCGTCGGGCATGGGGTTTACCAGAACGTCAAAGAGTTTTTCCCGGCAGCACGGGAGTTTGTCTATAACCCGTCCGTCAAAAACGCTCTGGTGCTGAAGGCGTGGGACATCATCAACCACCGCCGGCTGGAGTTTGACGCCGGGCAGACGGACATCGCCCAGAGTTTTATGGCTATCCGCCGTTCGACCACCGCCAGCGGTAACCGCCCGACCTATGAAGCCAGCCGCAGTGAGGAGGCCAGCCATGCCGATCTGGCCTGGGCCACCATGCACGCCCTGTTTAACGAACCGATCACCGGTGACACCCCCCAACACAGAAACATCGTCGAGGTCTACTAATGAGCCGTAAAAGTAAAAAACGCCAGCCGGTGAAAACCCCTGCCCAGTCAATGGAAGCCTTCACCTTTGGCGACCCGATCCCCGTACTGGACAAGCGCGAGGTGTTTGATTATCTGGAGTGCGCCCTGGTTGATAACTGGTACGAGCCGCCGATCAGTTTTAACGGACTGGCGCGGTCGTTCCGGGCAGCCCCGCACCACAGCAGCGCGGTGTATGTGAAACGCAATATTCTGACCAGCACCTTTGTTTCCCACCGGTTACTGAGCCGGCAGGCGTTCGATTCGTGGGCGCTGGACTTTATGCTGTTCGGCAATGCTTATCTGGAGTTACGCAAAAACCGCCTTGGCCAACCCTTAAGCCTGCATCATTGCCCGGCCAAATTCACCCGGCGCGGGGAAGACCTGGACACCTACTGGTTTGTGCGTTATGGCTATCAGAGCCAGCCGTATGCGTTCGAGACGGGGCAGGTGTTTCACCTGATTGAACCCGACATTAATCAGGAGTTGTACGGCTTGCCCGAATATCTGGCGGCGTTGCCCTCAGCCCTGCTGAATGAATCGGCCACGCTGTTTCGGCGCAAGTATTACCTGAACGGCAGCCATGCGGGTTATATCCTGTATATCAGTGATGCCTCGCAAAATATTTCCGATGTGAACAATATCCGGGATGCACTGAAGAACAGTAAAGGCCCCGGCAACTTCCGCAACCTGTTTCTGTATGCACCGGGCGGTAAAAAAGACGGTATCCAGACTATTCCGCTTTCCGAGGCGGCGGCCAAGGATGAGTTTTTAAATATCAAGAATGTCAGCCGTGACGATATGCTGGCCGCGCATCGCGTGCCGCCGCAGATGATGGGGATTATCCCGCAGAATACCGGCGGCTTTGGTGATGTGGAGAAAGCGGCCAAGGTGTTTGTACGCAATGAGCTGATGCCGCTGCAAAGCAAGATGAAACAGCTTAATGACTGGCTAGGGGAAGAGGTGATCCGGTTTGAGCGGTATTCATTGGAGGATGAAGAATAACGCCCCCTTGCCTGAGAGGCCGCCTGCGTGGCGGTTTTTTTTTGCCTGAATAAAATATAGTTTCATCGATAATGATTGCATGATGAAATTTGAGGTCGACACGGCCATCAAACGCCGCCGCGCGCAGTCATGACCCCGCCACGCCTGCCCACTAAATGCAGTGCTTTTTATGCACCTGCAAGGGATCGTCGGAAGGGCGCCCGCACTGGTGCTTTGCTAGGGGTGAGATCCTTTTTTGATCTTGCGGATTGGTGCATATCGTTGCATTTTATGTATGTGGAAAAATGTAACAGAAAAGTTATTCGATGATAAGATACGTAATAACAGTTTAAATGTTAATGTGTTATTTAAATTTGATGGTTTTGGTTTTTTATAAAACCAAAACCAGTAATTAAATCATTTTATATTTTGAATGATTTTTTCGTAATACTCGTATTCCTCATGATTATTATTAAAATGGCCTTTAAAAAAAATAATAAATTGAGAGTATAACGCCTCTGCTGATAATGAAATTTTCTTTCCATCTTTAGATAAAATAACTCTAATGAGGTTAGCTACAGCAGAGAATAAAAAATGACCTCTTAACCAATATCTACAATGAGTATTTTTCCCATCAAGAATGGATGTTATTTCTTCCTCATTATAGTTATTTAATAACTTTAATTTTTCGTACATATAATTATTTATTTTATCAGGGCATATTTCGATATTTTTACTACGAATCAAAAATTTTTCAACTTTATCTCCCATGATTTGTAAACCGCATTTATTCATATGATTGTATATGTCAATTTTTATTAAAGGACAAATAGTGGTTAGAAAATTATCCATCCATGAATTAATATCTAATAAAGCATTTAACTCTTCATTGCTATATTTACCAAGACTACCTATGGATTCTCTTATTCCTTCTATACTAATAAATGTATTTTCTATAGAATAACCATATGTCCTTAATATTCTTGGATGAGTTGCAATATTATTTCCAAAAATATTTAAATCAGAATCAGTAGCAACAATATTTTTTGATTCATTATTTAATATTGTTTCTATGTATTTTTTTAAGTTATTAGAACCACCTACAGCCTGTATTTTGTATTTAATTTCCACAAAATAATTAATAAGATACTCCCAAAAGCATTTATCATCATCACCTTCAACATAAACCATATAATCTACTCGGTGAAATTTATGTAATACATTCTCTGCTCCAGTAGAATACATAATTTCAGCCATGAACTAAATCCTCCATGTCAAACATATTATCACTATATGTCGATGCTACTTCCGGCGAATGAGTAGCTGCAATAATTTGGGAGTTAGGGTTTAATTTTCTTATCGCAGGTATTATTTTTCTTTGCCATTCTATATGCAAAGATAGCTCTGGCTCATCAGTTAAAAATACATAGGGGTTCTTTTGTTGCAATAGTGTTTCTATCAATAATATTAAAAGTTGCTTTTCACCTGAAGAAAGTTTCTCATGATTTATTTTTCCATGTTTATTTTTAAAATGAAATAAAACATCTGAAAAAATAAGATCTTTATCTGGAATAAATTCAGAAATTATTTTTAAAAATAGATTTTTTTGTGAGAAAATATCATCGATTTCTTTTTCCGCATTCAAGGATTTTTTAATTATACTTTGTGTTTTTCTAAATGCTTCCAATGGCCTGGAGTTTATATCATTATTATGGGAGGTTTTTATTTCAGATAAAGTTTTACTTATAGACTCAATATGAAAATCAATCTTATTTTCAACATCGTCTCCAATTGCATTTAACCTATCATAAGCTGCAATTAATTCGCGTTTTTCATTATCTGGATTAAATTCAGTTACTAAACTTTCATCTTCTGAATCTTCTTCACTATATAAAATAGAAGCTAATACTTCTTTTTGCAACTTTATGGAAACATTTCTAGCTCTTTGAGATAATTGAACATGATACATCATTAAGTCTTTTAGAAGTTGATTTAAACGACTATCAACAGGATTTGTATATTCAGTATCAATTCTAATATCCAAAGAATCTCTTTTTGCTAAATGTTCACTTATGCTAAATCTGTAAACAGGTAATGAAGATAGCGAGACAACGTTAGATAATTTTTCTTTAAGAACATTTATTTTTTCTCTTAACCTTCTTCTACTTATATAGCTATAACTATCTAATGAGGGTATCTCATATTTTTTCCCTTCTAGAATATATACAAATAATATACCCCCATTTTTATCTTCTTCAGAAACATTAACTTTAATGGGATATTTTTTATCTCCATTTTTTCTTTTTAAGGTAATCGTTGCACTACTAAAGTCACCAAAACTTATTGATTCAGGTTCAACAGAAAGTATTGCATGGAGAATGTTCATGAAATTTGTTTTGCCTGAACCGTTTTTCCCAATAATAATGTTAACATCATCATTAAAAGTACATTCGGCATTTAATCTTTCCCAAACACCTTCAATTTTAACAGAATGAATAACGTACATATACTTGTCCTTTTAGCTAATGAATAGCATTTACTCTTTTTTAAGGAATTGATTTCATACTAATCATTAATTATTTTACACAGATGGCTGTAATATGTATAAATTATTTTGTTGATTTGCGCGTTACTTCGCCAAAATTCATAATCCGCTGCCGCAGTGCATCGCGGCGTTCCTGTTTGCGGGCGTCAAACTCGCGTTGTCTTTGCGCCCGTCCGTCTTCCGTCTCAACCAGCCTGACTTCGCCTTCAGCAAACCGCATCATCTGGCCGTCAAAGCTGATACTCATACCTTTTACAAACATCATCGCCATCGATTCAGAGCTGATGGGAATACCCATTGACGCCGTAAACTTCATCACATCAGGCAATAGCGCTTCTTCTTTTCGCGTTAATGTGATCCTGGAGATAACCCGCTGCCCTGAAACGCCGGTTTCTTCGCGCTGTGCGCCATTCTCAGCGGCGTTAATCTCGGTTGCCCATCCCCATTGGAGAACATCCGATAATGCCTTTCCGGTTAAATCAGGCGGGAGCACTGCGCCTTCTTCAACTT